GTGGCTTCTGTCGGTACGGAGGTTTTCTACGAGGTGACTAAAAGACCTTTTAGCGGTTCAGAAGAAGATAAAGTCATTATGATGGACATCATGAAAGCGGTCTACGCTCAGATTCAGGCAGCAAAGATCGAAAAAAATATGCTAAGCGCTCGACAAGATCTTCAAATGGCTGCATCTGATAATTTAATGGGCAGATCTAGTCTCGAGGCTATGATCCAGGCCGCACAAAGTAAAATTGATAGATCTTTAGAAGGCGAAGACGTGTTCTGGGGAGATGAATCTCGAGGAAGATCAAGTGCACAAGAGGCTATTGATAAAGCAAGACAAACGCTTGCCACGCTTGAGCAAAATGCACGTACAATGGCAGCGGATTACATTGAAAGAACCGGAGACGTCGAAGGTGCTGCACAGATCCTAAACATTGATAACTCCACAAATAACTCCGGCAATGTCACCACTGCCGGAGGTAATAGTTCTTATAATAACGATGTAGTGGTAACTACTGATCCGTTTAACTATTAACCGCCTGAGGCGAGCTTAGCAAAGTAAGACAAAGTATCCTCAGGATCTTCTTCTGCAGAAGAGGTGTCATTCGATTCATTAAAGCGATCGAATGGGATTTCGTCATCCAATTCGACACTCTCTGCACGTAGCTCACGAGGAGCCTGTTCTTCACCAAGCTTGGACTCTTGTGCCATAGTAGGTGTACCACCACCGGCACCTTCTCCGAGTACAGCCATTAGACGTGCTTTCAGTTCATCGTATGACTTATACTTCGAAGGATCAGTAAACTCTCGAAGGTCATGAAGTTTATTGTAGATGCTCTCTAGCTCTTCATCGTCCTCTGAAAGTGCTTTCGGTGAAGCAAACTCCGATTTATCATAGTTCACCCAACCATCGACAATGCGAGCCTTTAGTTTAAAGTCCGCACCTGTCCAAAAGTCAAATGGGTTCAAAGGTTCTTCATCTTGAAACTCTGGCTTCATTGCATCCATAAGTTTGTCGAAGATCTTTTTACCGAACTGATAGATCATGATCTTGCCTTCGTTCTGTGGATTAGCTGGATCACTAATAACAAGAACATTAGCAACATAATGAAGTCGACGCTTCTGCTTACGAGCTTTCTCCTTATCTGCCTCGATACCAGAATTCCATAGCCGACCGTTTAGCTGACCAACTGGATCTTCTTGACCGATAGATGTAAGGGAATTTTCGATGTACCATTGACCAGTTGGTCCTTGGAAGCCGTGATCCCAATAGCGGTTCCACGGAAGCTCGTTACCTTCAGCGGCAGGAAGGAACCGAAGTACGGCGTAACCGTTACCCTGCTTATCCCGCTGCAATTTCCAAATGCGGGCATCACCGTAGCTTTTCTTTTCACCCCCAACAGCTTCAGCAGCTGCGGTAAGTTTCGAGATGGACGATTGACGCCGCTTTTTAAGATCTGCAAATGACATTGTATTCTCCGTATATTGTTGTGTAAATGAGTATTGTATCGTATATTTTAGTATTTGTACATAATAAAATTACTCGAAGATCAAAGTATTTTGACGGGGCAAAAAGTTTAAACGAATTGCTTCCGCTTCGAGCTTATCCTTGATCACAGGAGAAATGAATTTCTTCGAATCTTCTGGATCAATTTCTTGATTCTCACACACGTGCACTACCGCATCGATGTATGACAATTTCTTTTTAAAGACTGCTTCCTCCACCATCTTAGTGAAGGAAGCTCTGTTCATGAATTTCTGTTCAATTATATTCTACTCCCGAGTAATCTGTCCCGAATGCTTTAATCATATTCCCATCCTTATCATAAGACGGATGAGTGCATTTCCACCGGACAATGGAAGTACCTTCTGGACCATAGAACCCAGAAACATATGTGCCATTTTTAAGATAGTAATCTAATTCTCGAATGTATGCTTGGGCATTGGCGAGCTTTGCATCAGCACCCTTTACATTCTGTTTCACCTGCTTCCTCTGGAAAGACACCTCTTCCTTTTGTCTCTTGATCCATTCCATTACATTCTTACGACTAAAAACGTTATCGTCATCGAGAGCAACAACTGAAGGATCGAGGCTTTTATATTGGGGAGGATTTGTTGCAGCTCGTTTCGCTCGAGCTTTTTCAAGTGCTTTAACCGCTTTCTCCTTTTGTTCAGGAGTCATAGGCTTCCGAGGTTTACGTGGCTTTTTCACTACGGGCTTTCTAGTCATTCAGATCATTCCACTTCAAAATCTCAATCTCACCGTTTTCATCGTGCTTATATCGAAGGTAACCTCCACTGATCAAAGAATTGATTGTTTCTTCGATAACGTCTTCCATCTTATCTTGTAGCAGACTTTTTCCGTACCAAACCCCCATTACAAAGATGCCGACCGAGATAAGGATAGTGTATACGAGCGGCTCAGTACCAGTCATGAAATTTCCTTTACAGAATCAACTCGAAAGGACCTCCAACCTTTCTTTTCAACATCCCACACCGCACACACTTCATCATTCTTCTTACGAGAAATATATTCCTCGACATCAGTTTGGTCAGGAAGATGAGAGTCCATAAGCGTGCATTTCATAACGCGCTCAGTTCCATCGGCTTTAGTAAACGTGACTGTGTGCACGTTCTCTCGAAGCATTTGATTGATCTCTTGTTTAGTCATATCAGTCCCAATCATTATCGTATTTCGTGGTATAGTGCAGGGTCTCCCCATAGTATTCTTTTGCATACTTGGAAGAGTCCGTGTAAGCGTAGATATTCGACTCAGTGGGAATATCCATGAATTCACGCTTAACCTTCGTACGCGCGGACCGACGCGCCCGAGAGGAAGAGGCTTTTGCAGCCTTACGCATCTTTGTCCGAGAATTGTACTTCGGAGCAAGAGAATCGATAAGAGCCATACGTTCTTCGTAAGTGGTAGCAATAGTCATTGGGCAGTCCTTTTCGAAATGAAATCTTTCCAGTCAGCGCGTTCGAAGTAGTAAGGATCGTGGTTCAAAATATCCGCGGTAGCCTTAGCTTCTTCTTCCGTTCTACATACAGTGTATCTTATAGTACGACCGATGTAAACGCCCCATAGTGTCACACCCTTCCGCTCATATTCGCGGTAGGAGAAATCTTTCCTTCGAATCATATACCTATCTCCTTATTCGATAGTATCAATATAAGGGTCTTACGTGTAAATGTAAATCCCCTAGTCGCTCTTTTTTGTATTTTTTTCTAGATCATCAATCTCTCGATACTTACGGAGAATCCAATCATGGTATCTTTCTTGATCGCTCATGATTGGTAGATCGATAGTAGGTGAGCTTCGAACTGCTCGACCTTTGCAAGACGATCGGGCCAAAGGATATATTCTTTTTCCGGGTTCTTTTTGAGATTGGTAATCAATCCTTGTATGCTGTTATAGAGCCGATCCAATTTTTCTTGGGTAACTTCTGCAGTCGATGTTACCTCGGTAGCAGTAGCCTTTGCTGCTTGAACCGCTTGGAGTTCATCTTCATCTACAGCTGTGAATCCAAAATCAAAGATATCAGACATATATATTTCCTCTTTAACATTATTTATACGAAAACAAAAAAGGGACAAGAGCGATAGCACCTGTCCCCTACAGTATTCTAAATTAATCCCAAAGGTTTCCGTAATACTTACCAAAGAGGCGGAAACCATTTATCATACGTTTGTGATGCGCTTTACGACCTTCATCATCTGTATTTTTAAATGAACCGCCAAAAGTCTTATCTTTGTCTGGTACCCAGTCACCGAAATATTGCTCTTCCCAGGAATACGTCTTCTGCTCAAATGCCCAAATCATTTCATCCATAACCCAATCCCAACGTTTCTCAAAATTGCTATCAGGATCCCATTCATTTTTTACAGGAGGGGCTGAAGTGGAACGAAATTCTTCTGGAACATCTTCATCATCTACCATAGGTGAACCATGCCTTGTATCTTTCAGCTGCTTCAGCATAGGCACGATGATATAAGCAAGAGTATGATCCATAGACCAAGTATCATACTTGTCAATACGAATCTTCATCTTCTGACCAGAGCGTCTGTCTAGAATCAGATTGATAGTATGATTGTATATCCATTGAAGAGCTTCCTCTAGCTTACGGAGAACTAATTCTTTGGATGGTTCATGAGTACTGTTCAATCCCTTTTGCCCATACTCGGGCCAATCCCAACCATACTTTTTATTCATATGCTTGTCGTGAACATAACTTACCCATCGGTCACTATAAGGTCCAATATAGATTTTCATTCTTCTCTCTTCAATACTCTTCGCCGCAAATCACTTGAGCTAAATCTGTGGTCCCGTTTGTTAAAATAAATGCCTATCTCTCGACTAGCACATATTGCACGACCCGTAAAGGTTTTTTCTTTATACTCTGCACCGATTATTCTAACATCAATATTGTACATTGTTAGGATATCTTCTAAATCCTGCTCTGTATCATACGGGATAATTTCATCCACATAACGAACAGCTTTTAGTTGTGTATATCTTTCCACTATAGTTTGTATAGGAGAATTCTTTTCAGGTCGATCCTTACTAGGGTCTATCTGTAACCCAACAATAAGATAGTCACATTGTTCTTTCGCTTCACGTAGCATTTGTACGTGACCAGCATGAAGTAAATCAAAGCTACTCGCAGTAAATCCTATTTTCATTCTTCATAATACTCTTCAAAACCGACAGTTTATTTCTTAATATTTAGTTGAATTAGTTCATCGACAATCTGACAAACAAACTCTACATCAGACTTATTCATAGCGGGTAGTTCACCTTTATATACCCCGTCCAGAATACCGTCTTCTACATTTTCTCTGTTACACTGGCCGTCTTTAATCGGACGATGAAGATCGTTGCGGATTACATCAAACGCAATAATTCCAAGTTGATCAGGGGTGTTCCAACATTCCATCACTTTAGTCATAGATATCTCCATTATAAATCTTGTTGCCAGTCTTTCCTGGCAGTCACCGCTTTAGGTATGCATCCCAACGCTGCGGTTTGCGTCTCGAGATGTATTATGGTGCCGCTTGAGGGACTTGAACCCCCGACCCACTGATTACAAATCAGTTGCTCTACCAGCTGAGCTAAAGCGGCGTTATTCTATTTAACTGTTGGAGCGGGCGACCAGGTTCGAACTGGCGACATTTAGCTTGGAAGGCTAACGCTCTACCAACTGAGCTACACCCGCATTTATTTGGAGTTAGCGACTGGACTCGAACCAGCATAGTCCTAAGACACGGATTTGCAATCCGTTGCATAACCAATTCTGCCACGCTAACGTTATTTGGCAGAGGTGGAAGGAGTCGAACCCTCTCTGACGCGGTTTTGGAGACCACCGCTCTACCATTGAGCTACACCCCCATTATTTTGGCTCCCAAGGACGGGCTCGAACCGCCGACCCACTGATTAACAGTCAGTTGCTCTACCTACTGAGCTACTTGGGAATAATTTTGTGTCACCTTGAGGCAAATTTATCAGAAGTCCCCCGGGTAGATAGTAGCCATTATTTAGTATCTCAACACTATTGATACCGACTCTATCTTTGAAGCTCTGCTTTCAGATACGCATCAGTCACTGTTTGGTCCCTCACCAGGATTTTACGGGTTCAGCCTCGCGATGCCTACCTACCTGTTACGTTTCTTCACTCGTGATACGTACCTGAAAACAGAGCGAATCTGTTTCCAATCTATTATCGGGTTACCCCTAAGACAAAACCAAATTTTCAAAAAGCTGGAAGAAGTGATCTTCCTTTTGTTGATAGTAGTAATATAATGTATGTACCAAGGTTTGTAAACCCCCTATGTGAACTTTTTTTGAGCTTTTTTCATAAATATTAGTATGAGGTGTCTATTAACAGCGATATGTATCTTTTTTGTAACACCAACTTGGAGTGCCGGACATGTTGACAGTATAATACTTAATGCTGAGAAGTACGTTGGAATGAACGAATTTGATCATACCAATATACTCCAAGAGTTGATGGACGTAGATCCCATAACAACGCCGTGGTGTGCAGCATTTGTCAATTCCGTATTAGAAGAATCTGGCATACAAGGAACTGATTCTCTATTAGCAAGATCCTTTTTAAAATTTGGCGAACCCGTCGACGAACCGATCTATGGTGATCTTGTAATCTTTCCAAGAAACCTATCCTGGCAAGGACATGTTGGATTCTTCCTCGTCTCTTATATAGAGGATGGCATCGAGTACTATGCTATAATTGGTGGCAATCAGGATGATGAAGTCAGCTACAAATTATTTAGAGCAGACGAAGCAATAGGCATACGTCGCTACTGATTTATCACTCAGTTTTTTCAGTTAGTATAGTGTTTTTTCAATTTCAGTTAGGATAGTGTTTTTTCAACTTCAGTTAGTATAGTATTTTTTCAAAAAATCGTCTATAATATCACAGACGTAATCTACATCCGCTTTATTCATAGCTTCAAGTTCACCTTTATAGACAGCATCAAGAATGCCGTCTTCGATATTTTTTCTATTAGCCTTACCTTTTACCAAAGGCCTATGGAATTCGTTAAAAAGCACATCGTAAGCGATAACCCCAAGTCGAGTTTTGGTGTTCCACCTTTCCATTATTGTGCTTCCTTATCTACCAAACCAATGTGTACAATCATCACAAGGATCATCCCAACGCTCGGGAATGTCTACTTGCATATGTTTTCCTTTTAGTTATTTATCTTCTAACTCTTTTATCCTTTGTCTAAGGTATGCTGCAATTTTGTCCAGGTCTTGTATTTTCGATTTTTGATGTAAGAGATGTGACAAGGTGATTCTCAAACCAGCAAGTTCTACATATTCTATACTCGATTTTGACATACGGACCCCTCTAATCAATTGGTGGTTCCACTAGGACTTGAACCCGGACCTGAAGCGTTATGAGCGCTTTGTGCTAACCATTACACCATAGAACCATATTGGTGCGGGCGGTGGGACTCGAACCCACAGAACCGACATTTTAAGTGTCGTATGTATACCAATTCCATCACGCCCGCTTAAACTTTCATTAAACTTTCACTAATCTTTAGATTCCCCGTGGGAGTGCTTATGATCATGACCTTCATTAAAGATTTGTTGGTTAGCGTAGAAAGATGAGTGAGCTCCAGATAGCTTTAGAATAGTAGTATCATTCTGCTGAATCCTCTTTTCAAGAATAATAATGTTATCCTGTAGCTGTAAGATCTCTTGATCGTTTGCTTTGATTTCTTCACCCATTGCAACGAATGTTAAAAACCATATCAGTATAAGTTCCATATAGAAATCCTCTTTATAATTGGGCTCGGTAGCTGGATTCGAACCAACGACCTCTTGTATCCAAAACAAGCGCACTACCAGACTGTGCTATACCGAGATTGGCGACCCCGGAAGGACTCGAACCCTCGACCTAGTGATTAGAAGTCACTTGCTCTATCCAGCTGAGCTACGGAGTCATTATTGTAGTATATATTACTATTTCGTGAATGTAAACTCGTAAAATTCACCATCAATAGAAAAAGTAATAATAGAGTAATCATATACAACTTCTTCTTCACGGCGATAACGAGTTACATCTGTGCATCGTTCCTCCTGGCGATATCCAGTAACAACCTGTTCGGTTCGAGTGGAGTTTTGTGCACGGTCTGCGCCAATGACTCCACCGATTATAGCACCAGCTGCAGCACCGTCATTTTGTCCGGTGATTGCTTTACCGCCAATTCCACCAATAATCATACCAAGAATAGCACCTTCAGCCGCACTACCTTGTCGCAGATGAGTACCATAAACTGGTACATTCACCATGAAACAACCACGCTCGATGTATGGCACATCTCGAGATGTTGTAGTAAAGATATCTTGTACCTTTGCATCTACGCTTTCAGCGTATGAAGCTGTAGCAAGAATAGATGCTACAATAGAGGTTGTAAATAATTTCATCGACTGATCTTTCTGATTGGTTGTTTTTCTAAATCATACTGTTCATTCCAAAACTTTTTAGTATCTTCTTCTTCATATAACAAATAGCCCTTTTCGATCATGTCATCTGCAACCATGTTTTCAAGGTCACCTAGAACTTGTTTTTCCATAGTGTATCTCCTTTTTTGATACTACTAATATAATGTCTACATAAAAGAAAGTAAACCCCCTTCTGAGGATTTTTTCTTTCTTTTTTCAAATTTCTTAGTATTGGTGTAGATTTTACGAAGACTATCAAGACCACCTGATACTCTCGAGGGATAATTTCCTAGATAGGTACCAGCCTCTAACATGTCTTTAGACAAACGATCTTTGTGGAAGTGATCTATGTCCTCCCAATGGTTCAACATCTTCCTTCCTAGTCGATCAAACACTTGATCTGTAAGTATAGGATTATCTTCAACGTAGTATGCATATGATGCCATAAGGTACCATGGTACCAACATATTGGGATTCATATCACAACAATCCAAACATTCCTCGTCAAGGATTATCTGTTTAGTCATATTGGTTGTCCGTTTAGTTTCGGGTAATATTATTTATATAATAGACCATTTTTAGGAGGATGTAAACCCCATCCTATCTTTTTTTACCCTTTGGCACAACTACAATCTCAACATTTTTCGAGACAGGCGGGGTCTTAATGTTGCTATGGTGATGATACAATATGAACTTAGTGTCAGGAGACTCTTTCCACATCCTATGCCATATGGGTCTCCAGTTACCGCTTAGACGCGTGTTGTTCATAGTACCACGATCAGAATTTAGATAAAAGTCAGTGCAGCTTCTTAGATCCAGGTCAAAGATAGAATCGAACCCGTACATGTGTACCTCTTCCGCCTTTAACTTATGTGCAGCATAGTGAACCGATGTATGACCGCAGTTGAAGTCAGTGTAGCTCCGAACCCAGGTTGGTTTATCTAAATAGAACTCCTTGATCTGTGGTGCATATTTGAGGTAGAATCTAGGATTCACCTCTGTCCATTTCTTCGGTCGGAATCCTAGAATCCATTCTCCTGGAACAGTAACACTTCCATCAGTTATAGCCTTCATCATCTTAAAGTCGACCATAAAGGTTGCCTTTGCTTCAGGAACAGAAAATGGAGGAAGGTTACATGTGTATTTCAATCCTTTTACGGAGGGATTGTAAGTCAGCCCAGCCGAAGGCCCATTTCCAATAATATGAACTACTTTACCCATTCATCATTCTCCGAATTTCATCTTTTCCTTTTGCCCCAGTCCAATGCATAATGCTAATATTATCTGGAGCAGTATCATCTAACAGATCTAGCCTTAGAGTGTTGTACTTTCTTGGTAGATCGTGAATATGTATCATTCTTCGCATGCCCTCGCGTACGAGCCTGTGAAGCACCTCTTGGTCACCAATTTTCGGGTTTATAGCAACAGCTGATGCCCACTCGTCCAATATATTCGGACGATCCTCGAATGCAACTACTCCACTATTGTGCCACTTCTCTCCTCGTCTTTTCGTCCAGGGTTTATCCTCTACCATCATCAACTTATTTGGTTCTGTTAAATCGAAAATATCTTCGATGTTTGCTTTCACGTGACAGTCGGTGTCTAACCAGCATACCTTCTTTGCAATCCTTGATGCAGAGATCATTGCTGCTGGCTTCTTAAACCAACCTTTGTCTTGATTGCCTCGAAGAGACTTACGGAGTTCGGGAAAATGACTACCTTCCATGCCGAAATCGAAGATCATAAGTTTAGCGTTCGGATTATGCTTACGAAAGTTTTCTACAAACCAGGGAAGCATCCATTCAGTGTTAACGTCACATCCAGTAATAAACAAGTTCATATTCTTATCCCTAAAGTATTTCGTATGTCTCGCCATAGTTGTGTTTGGCTAAACATCCTTTTTCATTCTGAATAGTAGTAAAGCTATCATTTGCTATAACCGGCCACGGATAGTATTCTTGCAAAAACGGGAACGTATCTCTATGCAAGAACACGTCAGTCGGCTTCGCTTTAATCTTGGTCTGGTCAATCATCTTCTTTGCGCCAGATGGCGAAACTTTATATGCATGGGCACCTGGAAAGTATGCTTTACTTACCAAAGGTCCTGCACCAAGAGCAGTCGGGGTATTAAACTTTCCATATGAAGGCGTACCATAGGAGATGCATCCAGCAAACGGTACATCTGGTATTTCGGATTTTACTACTGCATCGTGTTCGAAGATTAAAATGTCTTCGTTCGTTTTAACAGATTTTTCCCATAATGTGTAATGAGAAAGGAACGCTGCGATGCAGTTTGGGGTTCGCGAATAAACTTCACGAAAGTCTTGATCAGAGATTCCTCTATCGATCAGCATCTGTGTAAGGTTCGACTTTGGCGTAATAGCATGAAATTTTTTCACATCCAATCCAAACCTTGCTGCAGATCGAATACATCTCTCTGCGGCTTGTACGGACCGCTCGTGGTCCATAATAGTAATAACATAAGCTTTCATAGTGTAGTAGTACTCCGCGTACCTTGTACCTTTGTATAATATCTGGTAGTTACACCCAACTTGGGAACTAACTGTCGACACATGATTGCATCATTTGGCCATAGACCATAATCTTTCACCAGCTGAATCATCTTCTTCGCTCCTGCCGGTTTAATTATATATGCAGAATTTCCAGCAAGACCTTGAGGAATGGTATCATCATCAATCTTTGGAACACGGATAAATCGATCGGGGGATGCCTGTACAATATTATTAAATTTACGGGAAAGACGAGTAGCTCCAATTGGATTATTAATACCGATTATATCAAACGGCGCTTCGCTCGGATCAAAGTCAATCTCCTTTATAAAATAAGAATCATGTTCTAGGATAACGATCGGTTCATCTAAAGTAATACACATCTTCCATAGAACATAGTGACTGAGCGCCGTAGCGATCCGTGCATCGCGGTTTCGTGTCTGATATGGGCTTTTCTTTAATCCTGATTGCATATCAAGTACTGGCTGATTCCATGGATAGTTCCATTTCAAATCAAACATCTTAAGCTTCTCTTGTACCTCATCAGGAGTAATCGCATCAAACACCATAACCTTCTGAGAGGTGCTTGACTGTAATTTCCTATAAGCAGATTCAGAGATCTTATTGTTTTTTATTACGATGGCATAACGTTTCATTTTTTCAACTTATTCAGATTCGGAAATTCTTTCAGATCAGTAGTAACCCCCAGAAACTCAGCAAGCTTCTGCGGAGAATCACCACCTACGATATTTATTATAAACAAGTTATCTCTGTTTGTAAAATAATTTTTTACATCCTGATCGTGTTTATTCCATGCCACTTCAGCCTCGAAGCGGTTCGGAAAATCCGCACCATACACTTTTCTTCGGGTTATAACCTGTGAGCTATTCATCGACGTCCAATTTCTTTTTCTTTCGAAGTAAGGAACAATCGAATCTAACCATTGTTCCTTGTCTCGAATGGTGTAGATGAACTTCGATCCTGGGAACTCTTTGTCGAGCTCTTTATATACAGGAATTACTGGAATATCATTTGCCCCATCGTTATCTGGATCCCATAACTGACTTGGCTGTGGATAATGTATCGTATTGAATCCCCACTCGCGGAGAACGTGGTTTAGCGTTGTTGTTCCAGTCCGGGATAGACCGATCCCAAAGATTTTCATATGTCATATCCCCATTGATCTCGAGGAAGGTTTACTACTTTCAATAACTGCTCCTCGTTCATATTATCGGCACCAGGAAACTGGCAATGAACAAATTTTGTTTCAGGTGTACGCCAATCCATAATTCTTCTTTTCGGCTGAATCTTATCACGAGTACCATGAACATAACTATTCCAGTTATTATCCATCTCCATCACCTTCATGTTAGTAGCAAACATCATGGCATGTAGATAAGGCTGATCACACGTGTAAAAAGAATCTAGCCCAATACTTCTAACAAGGTTTACATACTCATCGAATGAAGCCCAGTTATTTCGAGCATGTTCCATACCTTTATCACTGTAAAGAACCACACCAGTGTTATAGACTTTTACTAAACCCTCTTCAGTTCTTGGTACCTCCGTTCCCCATTTATCTTTCACCATTCTTGCCCATTGTTCATCGCGGGCGGATGTGATTCTACCGGTGGTGATCTGTCTCTGCTTTGGTTGAAAAGGTTCAGTGCATATACCGATATCAGCTGAATGATCGAAATACTCAAATATATTCTCTTGAAGATTGTCTACAGGAAAGACGTCGGTGTCTGCAAAAAGAATAAAGTCATAGTCACGATACGGTTTTTCAAATACAGGTTTAAAGGCTCCATAATGTGCGGAGTAGTTTCCGAATCTTCTATCACGGATGTACCGCGGATTATCCTCAAAAAGGTAATCAGCACCAATCCTTTCAGCATACGTCCTCATAGCATCGACACCCGCCTTCACAGAAGGCTTAACCGGTCCATCCCAATATTGATATATCAAAGTCTTCATTCTATCAATCCCCTTTCGACCAAGGATCTGTAGTTTTCAATCTTCGGTCTTTTCGGTCCACCTGGTGCAACCTTTGGTCTTATATGAATAATATACGCATCTTCGACACCCTCATCGAAGCTACTGTAGTTCCATTGTTGCCTGTCCATATATGTATTCTCATTCTCTTCCAGCTTCTCCATAGTAGCTAAATGGTGCATGATGCCTTCGTCTACCATGTTGGAGTTAAATTTCAGCATGTTGAAATGTACAATGTGGCGACGTAGTCTCTTCCTCATATCTTTCTCGAATCGGTATATAGATCCGCCCCAGTAAGGATACTTGGGGTTACATAGATCCGGAAGTCGTCTGCCAATGCTTTTTCTTAGATGCGGTTGGACCTTATAATGTCTACCCATACCCTTTTCATCTTTAAAGATATTTTTCGTCATTCCCTTTCGGGTGAACATGTCCATATCCATCATAACTACTGTATCGTAGTCGTCGAATTCTTCAGACAACATGTGAACCTTTTGGCATTCACTTTTAAGATTCGGATTGAAGATGAGGCCTCTTAGCAGTTTATATTCAGCGCCACAGAATTCAGCATATCTTTGTATGTTCTCCATGGACAACTTTTCAAGCTCTCTTAGATTACCATTCCAATGTTGTAGTATGATATTCTTCATTTCTTTTTACCTAGTAGGAATCTATTGTTTTTAAAGTAAGGACATTTCGTAATTTTCAATTCATGAGAAGAATCGAGATTATCCATTAGTGTTTCAAAGTAAGGTAAATTATCTACCCCGAAATTTGCATTGTCTTTAAAAGCAATCAACATAAAGTCATACATGTGATAAAAGGATTCGAGCTTACTTCTTTCAGACATTGGCATTTCATTAATACTAAAAGTTCCAATGATTAAACTCTTTTCATTTGATGGTAAAAGATTCTGAGGAGTCATCTCTCCAATGTTATAATCGTGACCTTTTCCCAAAGTGTTATCTAGCCACTTCTTTTGCATTTTTCCCATGATAGGGAAGTCTATAGCTTGATATCTACCAGCAAATCCCGTCTTATAGAACGATCGACATAGGTTACCGTATCCTGCTCCTATATCTGTAATATGACTTAGAGTCTCTGGACCATACCCTTCTTTTTTTAGAATATCGATATAGTAGGCAGACTGGATTGTAGAAATGCTGTACTGGTTATCAAATCCTAAATGAGGCTTACCAAATGCAGGATCTTTCAAGTTCTCAAAGAAATCAAGCTTCAACATATCTCGATAAATTGGAGATGACATGACATTACCGGAAAAATTCGGATGAACCGTATATGATATAGTTTTCTGAGATAGGAAATCAACCGGGTGGGATCTTAACTCGATTTCAATCTTTTTTAAAAATTCTTGCCAATCTTTACTCATTTCTTTCTTCCACCAGTTTGGGAGAGAGTAAGAACTCCTCCGAGATATCCTTTATGGTCTTCTCTACCGTTTACCAGAACCTGATACCATCCCCATTCAGCTGGTAGTAGGTTCCCGCTTTCATGTAAATCATTTACCCTCTTACAATCCCAATACTCTGGACGATGCATGATCATTGCCTCAGGACTAATCATTTTATACCATCGAACGTTATTCTTGTTCTGTTCACCTAAATGGGGTGTCGGGTTATTCAGTACTTTTTGATTCCAATCCCAATACCCCATTCCTATAGGACCTTCATTATAAGATTTTTCAAACCACCTATTATAATCTAGTTCCCGAGAAAAGTAAACATCCCATCTACAACGAACGATCAGATCATACTCTTTATCGAGTCTGGATACAAGAGTGTTGTGAGCCAGAATTTGTTTTGTCCCTTGGAAAAGCTTAAGACTTGGTCCACCGTTATTTCTTTTTGTTTGGAAATATTCACCAGCAAATTCAGTCGTATCGAGTACGGGATGATAATGTATCTCTGGCTCAGGCTCTATAATTAGATCCTCATATGCATGTATCACACTGTTGTCCCAAGTGTGTCGAAAGATATCTACGTCGACATTACGGAATGCATAAAGGAGATTATCATCCATCTCACTTCGATCAGCCCAAGGGTTCATCCTTTGCTGTCCGCTTATACAAACCGCAATCTTCATTTATCTTTGTAGGCTTTTGAGATCTTTTCTTTGATAAGAGTCGAACTGATATTCGCAGTATAAGGAAGATAGACTAATATGATATTTCTAATATCCAACCACTCCTGACTGAATCCCATCTGTGCATAGTAATCCTTTGCTGCCCAGTCTGTACCGATTGCAATGATATGAGGAGCAACATTTTCGATTGACTGAGTGCTATCTTGTCCACCAGTATTCGATACTACTCGATCGACATATTTGCATGCCAGGAGGATTTCTCTTCGCTGTTCAAATGTATGGAACGGAGTGAAGCCTTTATAATCTTGAATGAATTCATCTGTATTCAAAGATACTACGACTTCATCAGCAAGCTGTGTACACATTCGAAGAAAATTTACATGCCCAGCATGAAAGAGATCAAAGGTACCGCCTGTGTATAAAACTTTTTTCGTCATTTCGTTAACCTCATATCATATTGATATACTTTATTACGCTTTACGTGCTCTTTCTCTATAGTGCTATTCACGAAACCATGACTTCGGAAGAAATCCATATACTCTTCATAGCTCGGTGCACCCTGGTTATAGATCTTACCTGGAGCAGGTACTTCAGTATATATTACTTTACAATTGGTAAGTATTTCGTCACAATCAGATAGTATATCCAACTCTGATCCCTGCGTGTCAATCTTAATAATATCAGGTAGAGGAATATCAAAATCTGTGAGATGCTGTGTGTCTCGTATCTGTAATTCATATGATTGAGGGTTTGTATAGACCCCAGTCATATCAGTTTCTTTATAATAGGAATCTCCTGTACCACCTCTGTAAAAGAAATTAACCACGGACTTATCTTTCGAAGAAAGTACACAATTAAACCAATGGTGATCTTTTAAATCGGTCGGTTTCGATAAACCTCTATTTGCCTCGAACATATAAGAAACTGTTTCCGGGTTTTCTTTTAACATGTTACGGGTGAACACACCCTTATGTGCACCGATATCATATAGAATAGTTTTAGTCATCATTTCTTCCATAGTAATTTCGATACCATTGTAAAAAGTTCTCTACACCCTTCTCGATCGGAGTATCAGCTTTATAACCAAGAGCTTGGAGTTTAGTCGTATCAGACCACGTCTCAAGAGCATCTGCTGGGTGTCGAGGCGCAAATTCTTTCGTTGCAGTTTTACCCAGATTCTTTTCAATGCAAGAGATAAAGTCCATTAGTTGAACTTGTTGGCCGTTGCCAATACAGTACGTTTCACGTTCAGACATATTACGAGATACAATTTCTATTCCACTTACAATATCATCTACGTAGGTGAAATCGCGAATCATGTTACCATTATTGTATACTGTAATTGGCTTATCGTTCATGATATTTTGGGTGAACGAATAAAGAGCCATGTCAGGTCTACCCCAAGGACCATACACTGTAAAGAAGCGAAGGCATACTGCATTTTTAATCTTAGAGATATGGAACTGATTCTCATTCGTTTGTTTACTGAATCCGTAAGGGCTCAGTTGTTTTCCGAGCTTTTCATCAGGAGACCATGGTAATGGATTCCCTTCCATAGTACAAGACGTAGATGCATATATGACGTTATCGATACCAAGACCCTCACACACTTTTATTAGGTTCTGAGTGCCAGAGATGTTATTCGAGATATATTCTCCAGGAATATCCATCGACACTCGTACGCCCGCGTGAGCAGCCAAATGTATTACGAGATCCGGATTCTCAGACTCTATGTACGGTCGAAGCGCTCCGATATACGCCATATCCATATTTCGAACTTTGAGCCCGAACTTCTGTAGATCTCTTGCTCTAGCAAACTTGATCTCTCTATCGTAAACTACAGAATTGTAGTTGTCAAAGCCACATACATCATGGCCTTCCCTCATGAATCGAATAGCGGTATGGTATCCGATGAATCCTGCCATACCCGTAATCATTACTTTCATTGGACTGCCTCCATAAGCTTCTCTACATCTTCTCCAGCATTGGGGAGTTTATCCTTTAAAAAGAAATGTACAAATTTACAGTGCTGGATCTTTCGATTCGCAGTATACAGACCGTTCCACTTCCAATGGAGATTTTGAATATTCATTTCTTCTTTACGAATCCACCAATTTAAAAGAGTTTGATCTGTTGACCATTTCCATGGACCCATACCATCATCAAACGCTTTAAACTCTTGGCGGCTTAAGAACTCTTTTGGTGTCTGACCTTTGAGATACTTTAGGATGGATTTGTTTAGAACCATTACTCCCATATTCATAAACTCATAACCAAGATGATTCGGTTTGAAGTCAACCTTTGGATGTAATGGCTTATATTGCATTGAAGAGTAGTTTAGGATCTTCTTTTGATATTGTTCCGTGATCGGCATCTCACGCTCAACCACAGCAGCAAAATCTACATTTGGATCTACATCATCAAAGATACTACCTGCATCGGGACGAATCCACACATCACTATCAATGATCGCAATCTGATCGTACTGATCAAGATACTCAAACGCATTTTCTTTTTCGAAGATAGGTAAGGGGAGAGGTCGGGACTGACATTCTTGTGATCGATTTGAAACAAATGGATCCGGCCGAATCCATAGCTTGGGGGTTGTTTGCTTTATGTAATCGATACCGTGACGATCAGCATATTCTTTCACACTTGTTGTGCAATGATTATAAAGCTTCGATTGCTTACCGACAGCAACCTGATAGATCAATCTTTTCATTATACACCTTTTAAAATCGTTTCGGCTATATCTATAGCCTTATCAAAGCCAGGACGGAATCGGTTCTTCCTGGCTCCGTTCTTTACGAAATCATCTAGAGAATCAACGGTTCCATTTTGATTAACTCCAACAAAATTCCGAGCGAGATCCTCCCACTCGGTTCTTAGGTTCAATATTCGAAAAATATCCATTTTACTCTCCGGTGATGTATTCATAGACTTCCTTCCAGTTTTTCATAAGGGGAAATTGCTGATTGTTCATATTGTGACCGTGTTCTATTAGAATGGATTCAAGACCGAGACGATCACCCAGTTCAGCGTTTTCTTCCTTATCTTCAATCCAAATATAACCAGAGCCTTTATAAGGTTCTAGAATATCATCCTTATCGGCTCCGGTGTCAGTGAATATAAACTTCTCGAAAGCAGTCTCACCGAAAAGCTTTCGAGTGTTTTGAATTCGAAGCTGTTGGGCAGAACTATCCATCGACAGTGAGGTTAGCATATGGAAGACGTATCCATGCTTACGATGAAGGAGATCTACGTAATACATAGCATCTCGTAGTGGGGGTAGAAACCCGATAGCAGCGGATTCGTTAAACATCTTGATCAAATGCTTCTTCAGATCTTTATCGAGGCCATACCGATCACCGATATCGTAGCAATCCTCACCACCGTCAACTAACTCAGATTTGAAGTTATTCTGAATCCAAACGTTGAAGGCGTATTCCCAATTCATTAGAACGCCATCGCAGTCGGTAAGGATAACCTTTTCAAATTCCATCATATAACAAAACTCCTATTCTTGATGTTGATAGTATACCTCATCAATCCTGGTTTGTAAACCCTCTTTTTCATCTGATTCGAAAAAAGTTTCATCGATCGAATATCGGCGGCGAGCCACTCGCTCCTCTTCTCGAATCTTTTTGTCCTTAAAAAGTGAAAGGGATTTATGACGACCTTTTTTCTTATTGCGCGGATCGTGACGTGCATACTTAGCCATTAGAATGTACCTTGTCCATAGTTGCCAATGTTAGATTCTTCAATTTCCTTAACGAGGTCAGAATAACCCCCAATGTACTTATCATTCCAAAAGATTTGCGGGATAGTCTGAAAGTCTTTAACCTTTTCTTTTAACTCTAGATAAACATCTACATCATCTGCGTTTCTCCATTCATAGGATAAACTATAGTTTTCGCAGAGCTCTTTTGCTGCTAAACAAAAGCCACACCAACCAGCACCGTAAATTGTTACCATGTCTAATATCCTAACATTTCTTTTGTCATGATGTAGTCTCGAACGAAGTCACTTCGAACGATATCTGCCCATCCGAACTCAACTACTCGGAAGGCTCTCATAGTTTCAATGATAGACAGGAACTTTATAATACCTTCTTTGTCATCATTATACTTAAAGTCTGTCTGTTTATGGTCGCCACAGAAGATGATACGACAGTCGTTGCCCACACGAGTAATGACAGAATCCAGTTCATGGAAGTTCATATTCTGCATCTCGTCTATTACAAGAATGGTTTGATCAAAGGTAGCACCTCTGATGTATGAAGTCGTTTCAAATTCTAACCTGCAGGTTGTTGAAAGCTTACCGTATGCACCTTCATATCCAAAGATCTGGGCGCATAGGTTCTTATAAGGAAGTTTATACGGTTCTTCTTTTTCCTCTTTTGTACCAGGTAAATGCCCAGCATCTCTTGTGGGTACAATTGATCGAAGAATCATAACCTTACGATAGGTGGTAGGATTCTCCATCAACTCCTTCAGAGCGAAGTGTAAAGCAAGAAAGGTCTTACCAGTACCAGCGCTTCCAACCATTACAAGGTTATGACCATTGTTCCAATCGTTGAAAGCCTTTTGTTGATTCTCGGTATAAGGTTCGATAGGTTCGATTTCATCTGCCAAGATCAGATGCGAGGAATTTGTTTTTTTCATCAGTCTTTAATTGTGTTGTTTCTACCAGAGGACTTTTTCATTTTAGTTAAGAAGTTTTTCCAGTCCCCACTTGTTCGACTGAGTGTACCTCCAACCATTGTTACGATTTTTGGCGATGAGACCTTTTGCGTGAGGTCGGAGTTTTCTTGGAGGATTTCTTGGAGCTCGTCCCAGCTGCAGACGACGTCCCATTCTTCTTCGGTAATTTTGTTTCTGATTGTATACGATGGCATAATGATTTCCAACTGTTCCAGTTTTCTTCTACTTCATATCTACAGTTTGTGTTCCATTGCTTAGACAAGGATGACCACAATTGTATATATGTTGACTTTCCGCTAGGGGAAGCAACCAACCTCATTTTATTATCACCAAGGGATAATTCTTCGATGATGGTCAGGTCTTGTTCTTTGAATAGTAGATCCTGATTTTGGGCTGTCGCTTTCATTTTCTTCCTAGGCATAGCTTGATTCTTTTACAGTAAACCAATCAGGTACGGAACGCTTGGTCCAATCCATAGAAAAACGATCTTGTTTGGTTTGATAGAATGCACGATAAGAACCTACAGGATCAGACTCATTGATGCACTCTGGTGCAGCACCCATAGCAAGTTTGAATGGGGTTTGACCAATGTCTTGCCGAATATTTTTTGGAGGAATAGACAAAGCATATTCTAGGTCAACATAAGACTTATGTTTTTTGCCATAACGATATTCGTATTCGATGGCCAAAGCTTCGAAGTGATCATAATGCCATGCATAATTAGACAGTGATTCCATAGTCCATTGAGTGCAAGGATGTCCAACGTGTACTGCTTTATATAGAATGTTTTCTCGAGAGTCTGGCAACACCCATGCCTTAACCATAGTCTTACCAGACTTTGATGGAATACGCGTAAGAGTACCGTCAAGAACACGATGGACAGTAGATAGCATCTGTGCTGACTCTAGTACCATTTTAACTACGTGCTTGTCGCATTGCTGCTGTGCAGCCTTGATAGGATTTTCGTCCAATATAAAAATATTCATGTGTGCTCCATTATAAAAGGGTAGAGGCTTGCCCCTACCCA